CGCCATCAACTGATTTTCTGAAATGGAATGTTGCCACATTTCTGCGGACCCAAGAGGTTGAGCCGCTGCAATAAGTAAACCGCTGTGCATTGGGGTTCCAGCAACCTGGAACACTACGCTAATTTTAGCTCTAAAATACACTGAGGCCTTAAAAGGAATCTCAACTAAAGGGTTGGTTAAAATATCCTGAGGAATAAAAATTCGAGCCAAACTAGTTCCCTTCACAGCAGTGGAGTTCCAAGTTAAGTTTTTTATAAAAAATGGTTTATTCAAAATTACATTGTAATCCATTTCCAATTTTTGAGGGACACATTCCATGTGAGGTGTCTTATTATAACGCACGGGCGGCTCGATAGCGGCACGCGTACGCACTGATGAGAAGAAATTACTAGCTGTATCATCTACAGTTTTAACGACTCCATTCTCATCTATAGGGACTGCAATTGTCTGCATGTCTCTAACTAAATTTGATTTATACATATTTACATTTTTTGGGATGAATTGTTTGTTTAAGAAATTAGCACGCTCCATCAACACGTACTATACTACTATTAAAATTTTGTTATAAAATAAACTCTCCATCGCTTCCTTTAAAAATTAATACAAAATAGGAATTCTAAAAACGTGTATATACTTATTTAAATTATATATATTGTGACCCGCCCCAACTAAGTTTTAAGACATCTATATCCGGGTCTGTATATAGATTTTTCAGGTAAGAATTTGTCAACACTGCTATCTCGACTCCCCTCTCTCGTAAACGAGATAGAAAATCTTCTAATAGAGCTTTCCGATCTGGCCACAAATAGATCTCTCGTTGGTAAGTATCTATTTTAGCTTTCATCACTACGTCCATCTCCTTGTTATAGTCAAAGTAACTAATTCCACTTTGTAATGTTCTAAGCTCTAGAGGACAGACTATCTTACCCAACTCATCATGATAACGGAAATATCTCTTCAAAAAAGTTATATCTTGAATATCTTGGAACGGTTCGGCTATGTTATTTTTAAGACTATCGGTAAAGCCCATTCCCAAACTTTCAAAAAATTTTGTCATAGAGATTGCATTTAAGACCTTTAAATTGTCGTGTATACCAACAACTTTATCATCTCCATACACAAAATCCACCACATTTCGCAGAAACTTATTTACTGAAGTGCAACCCGTTTCTCTTGTATACCACATAGCAGTATAAAAACGGTTAACCAAAGAGTTCAAAATCGCGGTTAAATAATGACCTGAAGGCATTGAATGAGTTGTGATGTAAGTGTCATCCTGCACCGCAACTATCGAACGAATAGCATTTTCTAAAAGGACATCGGAGACCTGCTGATGCTCGGGTGGGATAAATTCTAGAATTACCTCCTTTATGGAGTCTTGAACCATATTGTTCATTGAGCCATCCCATTTAGCTATATCACCAGCAAAAACGCCCTTTGTAGATTTTAAAATGTCGTACATCTGCTGCCATTCAGTAAATGGATTTATTCCGACCATTATTCCGTTATCTCGCCTATTCATCATCAGATGCTCCACTAACCAACCAAAATATTTCTTCATTAGAACTTGGTGATGTATAGTTCCAACTCGAAAACTTCTAGGTTCTCCATCCTTTTCTACATTTCGTAGCTCGTCTTTTAAGGCTTCCACCCAGACTAATTTTTCCCAGTCAAAAGGACCGGTTTCCAAAGTTTGTTCAAAAAGTAAAATTTCATTTTTAAAAAGTGGTAAAAAAGATTTAGTATCAAAATTTATATAATCTGTTTTAAGGGGTTTACATTTATAGCCATTGCTTGACTCTTTATTTAGACCAGCCAGTAAGCTGGTACCGCCAACAATCTCACTCTCCGTCAATAATCTAAAAGAACTAGATTTAAAGAAATTACGAACAACTTCTTTCCCAAAAGTTAACTCTTCGGTTCTAACTAATTGTGTTAAACCAAATGACTTCT